CATGAAAAACTACATAGTAAAGGATAGATATGCTTTAGATAATGGCTTTATTCTTGATTTTTAATGATTTGTTGTATTTTTGTTGTAAGAAAATTATAACTCCATTAGTAGCTCAATTATTTTATCCTTATCTTTATTTTCTAGCTCTTTTATAATATGGATATAGGTTTGCTGTGTGATAGCCACACTTGCGTGTCCTAGGCGTTTTGAAACAGTCATGATATCAACTCCATGATAGAGGAGAACAGAAGCATGAGTATGCCTTAAACCGTGTACAGTAAGTGGAGTAGAAATATTTAGTTTTTTCAATGCATGATCTAATGTATTTTGCAAAGCTGAGAGAGTTATTATTTTTCTATAAGGATGATAACAAACAAAGTCATGTATCGGTTTTATACCCAAACTTTCAAATAATGTTTTTTGCTGTTCTCTAAAATCTTTTAGCAATTGCATACTTTCATCATCTATAACAATATCTCTTATTCCAGCATCTGTTTTGGGCTTTTTGAAACCACCTACTTTATTTCTGTAATTCCAAGTTCTGCGACACTTGATAGTGTTATTATTAAAATCAATATCATCCCAGACTAAGCCAAAAGCTTCACTGGCTCTCATGCCAGTAATTGAAATTATAAACAGCATAGTGGGAGATGAATAGTTTGGATTAAGCCTATTTCTGAAATAATCAACTAATTGCTTGTATTCATCAAAATTTACAAACTTGTCTTGCTCGGCTTTATCATTTCCATTACCTTTAACTACTGCACGAGTGGTAAAATCTTTTTGCAGTCGTCCCTCTTCAATGAGTGGTTGAATAGATGCTCTAACTCTAGTATGAAACCCTTTTGTAGATGCTTTGGCGTGTGTTTCAGCAAATTTATTTAGCGCTCTTTGATAAGAAGATGCTGTTATTTCGGAAATTAAAACATTTGGCATATAGGTTTTTAAATATTTTAACGTTTGCTCATAACCTTTATAAGTCATTTCATCAATTGCATTTTTCTTATAAAGTTCCATCCAGTCTTTAAAATATTCGGAAATTTCTTGCTTAATGGGGTCAACAATAAATCCTTTTTTTAGTTTGCTTTCAATATCCATTGCTTCAGCTTGTGCATCGGACTTTGTAGAAAAACCACCCTTTGTTAGACGAGGAAGTCCTTGTTTTGTTCTTGATATTGAATACTGCCAAGTTTTACCACGCTTTTGATATGTAGCCATATTTGATTTTTACTCCATTTCTATGATAAAATGAGTACAGTAAAATAGCTTTTTGAAGCGTTTATACTATATTTGATATTTAATCCGCCCTTGCCGTCCAAAGTTTGGGCGGATTTTTTTATTTATTTTAATAATTTCGACTTTTGAATTTCAAATTCTTCTTGAGTAATAGCTCCCAAATCAAGAAGTTCCTTGAATTTTTTTAGCTCATCAGCGATAGAAGTATCGTTAATATCTGCAGTAACAGATTTATTTTTTAAAATAGATAACTTAATTTTATCGACAAGTATTGGTACATCTTTTTTATTTATGTTCTTAACTTCTACTCTACTAAAACCGCTGCTAAAAGAAACATTGGCAAGCAGTAGTTTTTGAGAATAAGTTAAATCGGTTATTTTATCTAGCGGAAACTCGGTAAACTTTTTGCCAAATATCATTCCATTGTTTAAAAAAAACAGTCTAAAATTCGTTATAACTATTAAAACAGTATCTCCATCAACAAACCCAGAAGTCGCAAAAGAGATAATTTCATTTTCTCTCATTACTTGTGGCAATTGTTTGACTTCTTTTTTCGTTCCAAATGTGTCAGAAACACCAGCTTTTTTGAGCTGTTCGATATATGGCGCTAAATCAGGATTTTTTTGTGACATTTTATCAAATTTATCCATTATTTCCTCCTAATCTAGCTTTTTATGAGAATCAAGACATTGCTCGTAGTTTTTATTTAAATAACTTCTTGATATTCAGCAGTATACTCTTCAATAACTAATTCGCATATCCACTTAAGTTTATTATTGAGTTCATACGCATCCATGAACTGACTGATATTAATTTCATTTGGTTCTGGTGCAAAATCCCATTTAGAAAGCCATTCATTGAATCTGTGAACTACCATGAATCGGTCAGCTTGTGCCTCTTGCTTACTCCCAAACATTTTAGAATGGCAATTATAATGGGTGTGTCCACAGTAACAATGTCCTAATTCATGAAGAATAACGTTTTCTTGTTCTGTTATTGTCAAATCATCTCTGATATAGATAATATCATATTCAGGAAGATATAATCCTTTAATATCATCAACTAGGACAATATTATTTTCTGATGGAATGAAATATATAATTTCAGCACCAAGCTCTCGAGAAAGCTCTCTAAGTTTACTCATAAATCGCCTTTATCAATTTTTTCTTTAAGAGTATTTTTCAACAAACGTTTGAAGAATTCTTTATCATTATCGTTAAGCTGTCCACCGCCATAGGCACTAGCTTTACTTATTTGTTCTTCAAGATATTCATCACTCAGACGGTAATCTTCTATTTGTTTAACTTTATTTTGTTCTTCTTGCTCTTTTAATTGAATATTTGCAGTATCTAAGACTACTTTTTGTCTTGGCTCTTCCAATTTTTTCATAACTGTAATAGTTTCTTCTATAGTTTCAGAATCATTTTCTATTTTAGAAGATTCTACCATAGGTACATCAAATCCCATTAACCACGCTTCGCTTACTCCTAATGTTTTAGCTAAAAGATATATTCTATTTTGGTCAGGAGATTGAACGGAATTAACATATTGAGATAATGTACTTTTACTTAACTTTATACCAAATTTTTTTTGAAAAGGAATAGAAAGATTAAGTATATCAACTTGTTTTAAATTTCTTTCAGCCATGATCTGTTTAAGCCTATTACTAGTATCAGTTTTCATAAAAACCTCTTTTTTTTTTGTCTAAATAGATTATAGCGCATCTTGAACAAAAGTTCAACAAAAAAATTCATATTTCGTGAACTTTTTTGTTGACAAAGATAAAAACACATGATATACTAATTTCATAAAGTTCATGAAACGTGAACCGAAAGAAAGGAGAAACATAAATGAGTTATGATTATTCGTCACTACTAGGTAAGATCACTGAAAAGTGCGGAACTCAGTATAACTTCGCAATAGCTATGGGGCTTTCAGAGAGAACTGTGTCTTTAAAGTTAAATGATAAAGTGACTTGGAAAGATGATGAGATTCTAAAGGCAGTTCACGTATTAGAACTTAACCCTCAAGATATTCCGAAATATTTTTTTAATGCAAAAGTTCATTAAACATGAACTTAAACTAGAACTAGAAAGGATTCAAAAATGAACGAATTACAAATTACAGAATTAAATGGTCAACGAGTTTTGACTACTCAACAAATTGCCGAAGGATATGGAACTGATTCAGCGTCAATCACAAAAAACTTTAATAATAACAAATCTCGATTTAAAGAAGGGAAACATTTCTTTTTATTACAAGGTGCTGATTTAAAAGAATTTAAGAACAACATCCAAAATTTGGATGTAGTCGGAAATCGAGCACCTAAACTTTACCTCTGGACAGAAAAAGGAGCGTTGCTTCATGCGAAATCTTTAGGAACTGATGAAGCTTGGGACATGTATGATATTTTAGTCGATACTTATTTCAAAGTTCAAGAAGAAAAGCAATTACCTCAAACTCCCGAACAACAAATTGCATTACTCGCTCAAGGTAACGTGAACTTGAATAAAAAAGTCGAACAAATCGAAAATTCAGTTCTTGATTTGACTGACCGATTCGGGCTTCCATCAAATAAAGCTAAAGTTTTGCAAAAGAAAGTAGCAAGCAAAGTTTATATGTTTACTGGCGGTAAATACTCAAACGCTCATAAGAAATTAGGAGCTAAGGTGTTCAGAGAGTTTTATAAAGATTTGAACAATCGCTTCGATGTTGTGAAATATAGCGATATTCCATTAAGCCGTTATGATGAAGCAACAGAATATCTTGATATGTGGCAACCCTCGTTCAACACAACACTTGAAATTCGTGGATTAAACTCACAAACTAGCTTTGACTTTGAAGAATAGAGAGGAAAATCCATGGAACAAACACTTGAAGTACAAGCGACTATTTCAGTTTTAATTCCAGAAGATAAGATTCTTGTAGATAAAGTTGAATATCAAGAGCTTAAAGAAAAAGACTTTGACGGTTGGGTTGGTATGGATGTTTTTACAGAAAAATCAAACCGTAGTATTCCAACAGTTTCCAAAGTTTTAAGAAAACCTGATTTAAGAAAAAGAATATCAGTTGAAAACGGAGGTTGGGTATATTACCCAAATGGTAAAGGAGATAACTGGTCGTTTAGGTTTAAAGAAATGATGGATTTTATAAACAAAGAATTTTATCAAAAGTTTTCAGGAGGGAGTGGTCTATGAATTACACATACATAGTCAACCCAGAAACGGGGGAAATCCTGTTTGACCTATTTCACGACTTAATCACACAGAACATACGAGCAATCAAGCTCATTGCTAAGAAATTAAATGCGGTGCTCCGCTAGAAAAGAGAGATTTTGAATAAAGAAATAGAAAAGTTAGCTAACAACTATAAAGAAATAATTAACAAAACATCAGATCTAGCTTTGAAGCAAAATGATGGTGATATAAGAAAAGCTCGCAAATGGCTAAAAGAGCAACTGTTTTATACAGCTGATAGGGCCACAAACGAGCTTATCAAATTATCAATAGATAATATTTTAGATTACTAGGGTGTTTCTTCTAACGAAACAATTGCTGAAGTTTTATAAGTATTTTTAAAATCTAGTCCGATAGCAAACCAGTCAGTACTACCAAAAAGTCCCATCAGCCCAATATGTTGATATGATGTTCCTAAATCTGGAGAGTCTATGTTAGAACCTGAAAAAACTCCTTCGGCATAATATCCATCAGGATCTTTATCTAATGAATTCCAAGCGCTTATTCTGGTTTCTTCAGAAATAACGATTGACTCACCATTAGAAAAATGTACTTTAACAGACATCAACTTTCCTCCTTTCCATAAAACTAAGCAAATACCGCAAATATCTGCTCACAGTAATTATAGCACTCGGAGGATTAAAACACATACATAGAAAGGAAATTAATGTACACACAAATTATGAATGGACGAGAAGTCCTGACAGTTCCAACAGTCATTGGATATAAACATTATGACTTAGAAAAAAGAGAAGTAGTTGGAGAAGTTATTGAATCTACTTATCGAAGAAAAGACGGAACAATGTACATTATCCGCAGATCACGAACAGAACGAGAAAAAGCTGCTATGCTCAATTCGTGCTTGTCTGACTGGGGATATTAGTATGAGCAAACAACAAAAAAGCCCTGCATGGCACGCAGAGCAAGTAGGAAATTCGCCAAAACTTCTACTTAAATTATACCACGAATGCCTAAAAATTTGAAATGGAGAACATTAAATGACGGAAGAAAAAGAACCGTATAAAGTTAAAAATGATAGTGAACTGAACTGGGTACTTGGTAAATATAAAGAACATCAAATCCAATGTGATGAGTATGAAATTCAAGCTGAAGAATCAAGAAAAGCTATCGAAGAAAAATATAATGCCGAATTGTATGAAATTGAAATGCGCCGTTTAAAACTTCAAGCTGAAGAACAGAAAGAAATGGATTATTTCAAAGGACTGGCTGAACAATATTATTTAACTCTTGAGACGAAAAGTCCTAAGAAAACAATCAATGGTAGTGTTCGATTTTCAAAAAAAGAAAATGTCTCTTATGACGATAATTTGCTTTCAGAGCTTAAAGAAAAAGGGTTCGGCAAATTCATCACAGCTAAGACTAAAACAACCGAGAGTGTTGATAAAAAGGCACTCAAAGCATTTGTAAAAGATGGCGGTCAGCTCGTGTCAGAAGATGGAGAAATTGTTGAAGGATTCAAGTTTGATAAAACAGAAGAATTTACAGTGAAAGTTTGAGGTAAATTATGGCAGATAAAGATAATTCGGTTTTTGAACTGTTAAATTCGATAGATGTCAGTGACAAAGTCGAAAAAAAGAAATCAGGTAAAAATGAGCTAAGTTATCTTAGTTGGACATGGGCTTGGACTGAATTTAAAAAGAAATTTCCAAAAGCAACTTATGAAATCAAGAAGTTTGTTTCAAAAGATGGAAATGAGCTTCCATATATGTATGATAGCACGACTGGTTTTATGGTTTTTACATCAGTAACAGTGGATGATGTGACCCATGAAATGTGGTTGCCTGTCATGGATGGAGCAAACAAAGCCATGAAAGATAAGCCTTATAAATATATGACTAAATATAATGGTGAAAAATCAGTTGAACAAGCTTCAATGTTTGACGTAAATAAAACAATCATGCGTTGTTTGGTAAAAAATATAGCAATGTTTGGATTGGGGCTATATATCTATGCTGGAGAAGATTTACCAGAAGAACCACCTCAACCTCAATTAAGCGATGCTGAGTTAATTGAGAAATACTTAAAACAAAATCCAGAAAATAAACCTAATGTTGATGAATTTTTGAAAACAAAGTCGGAACACGAAGTTGCTGAAATGATGAAAGCATATATAGATTGGAGTAAATAATGATTAATAATGTTGTATTAGTAGGTCGCTTAACTCGTGACCCTGAACTTAGACATACACCACAGAACCAAGCAGTAGGTACATTTGGATTAGCTGTAAATCGCCAGTTTAAAAATGCGAATGGCGAACGTGAGGCTGATTTCATTAACTGCGTTATTTGGCGACAACAAGCCGAAAATTTAGCTAAGTTTGCTAAAAAAGGAGCTTTGATTGGAATAACTGGACGGATTCAAACAAGGAACTATGAGAACCAACAAGGACAAAAAGTTTATGTTACCGAAGTTGTTGCAGATACTTTCCAAATGCTAGAAAGCAATAAAACACAAGGTCAGCAAACAAGTAAACCGCAAGCTCAAAATAAAAAGCCACAAGCACCAGACCCTTTTAAAGCTCCTGCTGCTGATCCATTTGCTGGTGGTACTGAAATTTCAGATGATGACCTACCATTTTAATTAACAACCAGGTGCAGCGTGCGTAACAAATGCTTAAATTCGAGGGGATAGGCAATGCGCAACATCCCCCAGCCTTTAATTTGAAAAATAAAACTTGAAATAAATATAGAAGAAAGGAGTATTTGTGGCACAAAGAAGAATGTTTAGTAAAGAAGTAACAACGAGTGATTTATTCGTTGATATGCCGTCATCAAGTCAGCTTTTATACTTTCATTTAGGAATGGAAGCTGATGACGAAGGATTTATTGGTAATGCAAAAATGTTAAGCAGAGCATACGGTTCAAATAATGATGATTTGAAACTTTTGGAAGCCAAAGGATTTATTATTGCATTTCCGAGTGGAGTCACAGTTGTTAAAGATTGGAATTTGAACAACAAAATAAGAAAAGATAGACAAAAACCAACAATATATACAGAAGAAAAAATACTGTTATCTCTTGATAGCAAAGGGTCTTATCTACTTGGCAACCAAGTGTCAACCATTCCGCAACCAAATGACAACCAAATGTCCGCACAGGATAGGATAGGAGAGGTTAGGTTAGGTAAGGATAGTATAGGTAAGGATAGTATAGACGCTTCGCAACCAAATGCCTTCCAAGAAAAAAGTTCAGGAGAAGATATAAACTCACTTCTTTCTGAATATCTTGATTCGTTTATTGAATTCTCTAGTAAAAATATTGCAAAAAGAGCAATGGCACAAGTTGAATTCATGAAACTCTCATCAGAAGAAAAGAAACAAGCAGTAATCGGAGCTAAGAATTACTTTGAATGGTACAAACAAGAAAATCCAGAAGATAAAACTAAAAAATTTAGTATAAATTCCTATGCGTTTTTAGAAAGTGCAACTTTCAAATCGTTCCAGCAAAAAGTAAAAGTTAAAAAAGAAACTCTCGGGGGTCTTATCTAATGGCTTTTGATACATGGAGAGATGACGGAGAGTTTGCTATCAAAGCAACTGATGTTTTAAAAAACTATCAAGAAGGTGGGGAACTTGGAGCCTGTGAAGTCCATGGTTGCAAGATTATCGGATCTAAGAAACCTGTGCTTTCTTATCCTAAGAATGAAAAAGGTGAAGTGATTGGAGAACCTTACTTATACGATGTAAGAGTTTGTCCCATGTGCCATGCTGAAGGAATAAAGACAGTTGCTACTAAAGCTGTCAATGACTTCTTAGGAGAATTCAAAGCTAAAAAAGGTATTGATTTGACTAAAAATGTCATTGTTAAATATGATTTCGCTGATGAATTAAGTGTTGTATCTTGTGACAATATGGTCAAGTGGATTGTTACCAATGTTGGCAGACAGAAAAAAGTAAAACGATTAAAGGTCAGAAAGTACATACAGATTGCTGAAAATAGATTTTCTAGTGATGAAGCAAGAGAAAAATATTTGAAGATATTACATGATATTGAAGAAGCAGAAATTCTGATTTTCGATTCATTGGCAGACTTCACATCGAATCAAGCTGAAAAAGCATTGACTCCTTTATTAAGCGCAAGTGATAACTGCTCAATTATTATACTAACAATTCCAGAAAGTGATGAAAGGCTTGAACAATTGCCAGCAAGATTGAAATTTAAACTCAATAATGCGCAAGTAATGAATTTCTCAAGTACAGGACAACAAAGATGAAATTTGAATTTGAATTGGATAAAATGCCAACTACTCAGCAGCAAAAAGGCATAAAAAAAGTGAAAGGTAAACTTCAATTCTATGACCGTCGTGGAACAAATAACTACAGTCTTAAAGCTCAACTCATGAAAAATAAACCGAAAGAGTGCTTTGAAAAAAACGTTCCTTTGAAGCTATCCGTTACTTTTTTCTACGCTATCAAGCAAAAAAAGCGTTGGTGGCAATGGAAAACAAGCAGACCTGACTTAGACAATCTTATGAAGAACTTACAAGATTATATGACTAAGCTGCGTTATTACAGTGACGACAGCCAGATTGTATGGCTTGAAGCTAAAAAGGTTAATGACGAGAAAAACAGAATAGAAATTGAAATTACAGAGGTGTAAGAATGATTAAAGAAATTATCGTAATTAAATCAGAATATGAAAAGCTCAAAGCCGATAACGAAACCATGAAAATGGCACTGAAGAACATTTATAATCAACCTGAAGATGATGGAATTATCAGCATTGAGGAGTATCCATCACAAATTAGATACTATGCTAAAAAATCACTCGAAGCGATTGGAGAAAAAATTGATTAAAACAAATTTTGTTACTTTGAAAAAGCTGTATGGATTGGCAAGAAATAATAATTTCAACGCTAACCACAAAGAGTTATCTGTGAAAATCAGCGGTCAAACTAAGCACAATCACGAACTTTCTCAGCTTTATTTGGATATTTGCAATAAATACAACCATTCAAAGCAAATGAAGTGGGGAGAATTATACAAAATACTTAAAGAATTGACCAAAGATAAACAAATAGAACTGTAATAGCTCTGATTCATGAAAATTACGGTTACATTGAGCGCTTAAACCATTTCATGGATAATTTATCACGAACAAGCTAAAAGCGCTTAGAAGCTAAAATATGAGGTATAAGTTATGGTAATGGAAGACTACGAAATACATATTACACACAGAATTACAGAAAAAGAAAAACAGGAATTCGGAGAAGAACATGCCAAACGTTATGGTTTTGGTTCAGTAAAACAATGGCGAACTGTAATGATGATTGAAGCCAACCTTGGTTATAAATTCAGTGGTTCAAGCTATTGGGATTTAAAAGATTTTATCAGTAAATATTTTGAGAGTGCTAAACGTGAGACTTTTGAATTAAGTGGCGGGAGTCTTGGTGGTGATTTTTATTAATAAATTTGAAAGGCTTTAATTATGGGATATTACGACACAAGAAATGAAGCTAGGCGAATCAGTAAACTTGCTAGTCAAAATATATCGAGTGAGCAAACCAAAAAAGAATTTGAATTAGATAGACAAAGCAAGTTTAATCAGGAAATGCAAGCTGAGTTTCACGAAAAAATTAAAAAATTAGGAGAAAAAAATGGTAGTTAAAGTCTTTGATGCTTATATTGAAGGCGAAAAAAAAGCAACCGGAACAATTGACGAGATAGCCGATTACTTTGATATTTCCCGCACCTCTATCTCATTATGGATAAAGAATGGGAAAGATCCTAAAAAAGCTAACCCTAAATATAAGCACGCTATTTTAAATAAAGAAAAAACTAAAGAGCTTACGGAACAAAAGAAAAAAGAAGAGCGCAAACTTCCCGCTTCTGTTTATGATTATTATGACAAAGGGGAATTCATAATAACAGGAACTGCTCGAGAAATTTCTCAATTTTTAAAGATTGGCAAACATAACGTATATTCATATATCCAAGTTGGTAAGTACGCTTTTGATTACAGAAAAACAAGAAAACATGCGATTTTAAACGAAGCAGAAACTAGAAAAAGATTTCCATTGCTTTCAGTCTCATCAGAAGAAGAACTTATTGAAACAAAAGAAAAAGAACGTAGAAAACACGAAACAAAAGAAGAGCGTAGGTTGCGAAGAAATATCAGAGCGCAAATGGCAATCGAAGCAGCACGCAAAGAAGAATTAGGATTATAGGAGCAGCTAGATGAAATGCGATAAATGTGGCAACGAAATAGATTGTGATTGCATGGGATGCCATGAGTGCCATCCAGAATATACTTGTGAAACGTGTGGATTTTGCCACATTGACGGTTGGGAAGCTGGGGCATGTTGGAGTTTAGCCAATGACCCTGATTATGACCCATTTGATATTTAAAGGAGATAAGAAATGACAGTTGAAAGTTTATTAAAAGTGATTGAAGAAGGGATGACAGTTATTTTAAAAACTGAAAAAAATCGAATCATAGTCCAATTTGAATGTGGTAATGATATTGAAGCTTTCAGCTGCGGTTTCCTTTACAGAAAAATAAAAATTATCAAAATAAAAAATGGTAGCGAACTAATCGCAATCTTGGAGGACACGAAAAATGACTAAGTTTGAAACAGCGAACGAATTAATATCTTTTGTTAAGGAAAAAGATTTGAAACGTGGTTTCTATCAAAAAGGGAAAAGGATCCAATGGTTAGTTGGATTTGATATGTTGGGATTTATGCAAGTTACAACTCCAGCACAGGTCAGAAAGTCACGGAGCGGTTTTAATTGCAGTGTGACTAATTGGAATGTTTTGCTAGAAGAAAATTTTCCAAAACTTGATTGGTTTCTTTCGGCAAAATATATTGGAACAGAATTGGAGAAATGAAAATGACTAAGTTTGAAGAAAAACTAGAAATATTACCAATAAAAACAATTCAGCACCCTGTTGGAGATACTAAATATTATGCGGCTGTTCATGTTAAAACGTTAATAGCACAAGCAGACGAAGAAATCGCTAATTTAAAATCGCAACTCCAACAGCAAGCCCTGCCAGTCGTGCCTGATTTCATTGGTAAGTTAATCAATACCTTTGGCGCCCCTGAAGATGGCAAGTATATTAACTATTCAGCAAGCTATCTTGAAATTCAAAAGGAATTAGATTGGATTGATAATCATCAAAAAACGTGGTTAACTGCTCTGCTCATTGGTTTCAGGGTCGAAAAACCGCAGCTGTTCTATTTGAGAGATGAGTTAACCGGACAATTCCTTGCAAAAGATAATCAGTTTAAAAATGAGGATAGATACTTCTTTTGGACTGGAGCAGACCCACTTACGCATTCTATTGGCACTGCATGGAAGTTAACCTTCACCCAGCAAGAAATCGACAGCATGCAAACTGGGAGCTATGAGCTTGTGCCTGTGGAGGACGGAGAATGACAAGAGGATTTAAAAAACTAGACGAAAATGCGACTATTCCAGAACGAGCGACAGAACATAGCGCAGGATATGACATTTCCGCAAGTGAAACAGTTACGATTCAACCTGATGAAATTAAAATGGTAAGCACAGGGCTAGCTGTTCAACTTGGAGATGATGAAGTATTGAAATTATACGACCGTTCAAGTAATCCAGTTAAGCGTGGCATTGCATTGATTAATTCAGTAGGAATTATCGATTCAGATTACTATCCGCAAGAATTTAAAGGCTTATTTATGAACATCTCAAAAGAGCCTGTAACCATTTCTAAAGGTCAAAGAATAATGCAAGGGGTATTTGTCAAATACCTTACAACAAACGATGACAACGCAAATGGAAAGCGTACAGGCGGATTTGGTAGCACTGGGGAGGTGTGAAAATGATTAAAACCGGACAAGATAATGTTTTGGCTTTATATTGCAAAGACCAAAAAATAGTAACGAATGGAAAGTTATTACGAGTGGAGTTAGGGTTACCTTATCAAATCATGTCATTTAGATATGTTGGAGAAAGCTCAACAGAATATACACGAGGTTACTTTTATAACGTTATTGATTGCGGGCCGCATTGGCATACTAATGAAATTGTAGTTTGGGTTACCAATAATGGACATCCTGAAACTACTGATGTTGATTATTGTACAGCTTTTAGTTTTGATACATTTTTGTCTGATTTTGAATATGACAGTAAATATCTTGAATTAATGAATAAGGCTGAAAAACTCCAAGAACAGCTTAACACTGCGAAAAAGGCACTGACAAACATTAAGCTGAGAACTGAACGTGATGAACTAGAAACATATTATGTTGAGAGAAATCATGATATTCGTAAAGATGCGATTGATGCACTCGCAGCGATTGGAGGGGATGATGAGTGATAAAAGACAAGGTTGGTTAGCTGAACTTAAAGCAGGAGATTTAGTAATTATTGAATATCCTAGAAGCAGTTCAACAGTAAAAAAGGTAGATAAGATAACTCCAACGGGAAGAATTAATATTGAATCTTATGTATTTAATCAAAATGGATTAGCTATGGGGTGGGATTATTCCGCACCGCGTTTGGCACAATACAGTACCGAGGCACATCAAAAAATCAAAGATTATAGAAAAAGAAATGTTTTGGCACTGGAACTAAGGAATAAAAATTTCAAAAGTTTGCCATTAGAAAAATTGGTTAAAATCAAGGAAATTATTGAAGGGAGCGGCGATGAGTGAATTAGTGAAAGTGGTGGAGGGATGATTGAATACGCAATATATAAAGGCGAAAAATTTATAGCAGAAGGAACAGCTGACGAACTTGCTAAATTACTAAATGTTAAACCTACAACTATTAAATGGTGGTCAAGTCCAGTTAATTCAAGGCGCGATAAAGGTAATAGGAAGATAGCAGTTAAGTTATGACCGACAAACTAACATCGCTGGTCAATGACTGGTGGGGAGGGATTGAATGAAACAAGAATTAGGATATACACAGTATAAATTTAATTATATTACTGATTATGCAAAACAAATTGATGAATCAGCAACACGCATGGAATTTATCTGGCAGAATAGAGATTCATTTAAAGACAATGTTGATATTGAAGTAGCTCTTGAAAATGCTCTTAAAAATATTGAACGTCAGATTGAATAATTTAAAGGTTATCTGAAACCTTTTGATAAGGAGGACAACCAATGAAACTTTTGTGTAAGCTGTTCGGGCATAAGTGGGAACCAGTGCCATTTACAATGACTAGAGATTACTGTGAGAGATGTTTTATCGAAAAAGAAAATCCTCACGGTTGTATTATTGGCAATTTCAACCGCTCAGACCTTGACGAGTCTGAGAACGTGTTCGGGGAGGAATAGATGAAATCAAGTTGGAAGAAACAAAGACAAACAACAAAAAAGCGACAAATTAAATGGTTGAGAATAAAGCATAGGTTAATTAAGAGTTATACTCCAAATATTGAAGCTTTCATCAAACTTTTCAATGATATCAAAATCGCTGTATCAAATATATCAATGGCTATAGGAAAAGCTTTTATAGATATTGGCAAAAGCTTACATCCATCAAATACAACAGTTTCAGCTATTGATGTACCGCCTATTGGATTAGGTGCAGATATGAGATGCTACGTTGAAGATATACCAGGAGGTAGGTCATGATTAAGGAATTACATATTATCTTTCATCCAGAAAATGAGTATCCTTACTCAATAGCAGGTTGGAATGAAGATGGTACTGACTTTACAGGTTCGGCTGCTGAACTAGGACTGGCAACCTTACAATGCGCTACAGCAATCTTTGAAGGATTGTATCAAGATTATAAGGAGACTAAAAGATGAAAATAGTTTATAAGATACTAATTGCTCTAATAGTAATTGCTGTAGGATTTGGATTATCTCTAGTAACCTATCATCTCTTTGGGTACGACAAGATAATGAGCTTTTGGCAGTACATCTTACTTCGGAGTAAATAAAAAAAGCCCAAGCTGACCAAGCTTGAGCGAAATACTGAAGATTACTTCGATTTTTATTTTTAGTCATTAACATTATAGCACACATAACAATAATTCATACCAAAATAAAAATGCCCGAACTGACCAGATTCGAGCTTAATAGAACAATGTTTCATGGATAATTTTTATGGTCTAACAAATTATATCATACTGAGCTAGGAACTCGCTAAACTCAACTGGAGGAGAAAATATGCCACAAGAAATTACTATTGATTTTTCAGAACAAATCGCTAAAGTACAAACTAAAATTGCTAGACTGAAAGACATGATTCATGATGTTAGAGATCAAAAGATTGTTTTAGATGATATCAAAAATAATCATATGCCTAGGGATACAAAACTTGAATTAAACTTGGGAGGAGTTTTAAAATGTTCCGTTAAGATTAATGTTGGAACGCTCATCCCTTTGTTGGAGCAAAATATCGAAGATAATACGGCTCTTATCCATGAGTTGGCTAAAGAACTTGGAATTGATATTAAATAAACAAAAAAGCCCACGGCAATGGGCTTCGGCATGATTGTATCTAATACTATTATACCACAGACGGAGGAATCTTTTAAATGGCCGATAGATTAGATTTGTTATTAAGTGACTACATGACTGGAATGCTTCAAGTTAAAATTAATTCAAGAGAACGCTGGATCACTCGTGAGAAACATGAGGAAAGAATCGGAAGTGGTGGGAGTAGTTCAAACACTGCACCACAAGAGCGCAACTATTTGATTAAAGAAGCTGATAAAGAACTTGGTAGACTTAATGACCAGAAACAAACGCTTGATGAATTAATGGAAGTTATACAAGGAACAATTGCAAAAGATATTATTATTGCTAGATTTAAGCACAGAATGTCTTGGCATAACGTGGCTATCAGAGTTTGCTTAGAAGAGAGTGTTGCGAGGAAACAGTATATATCATTTAAAAATACTTTGAGAAGTGGGTTATGGGCTGAAACTTTGAAGTGATTTGCTTGCACGTTTTTTGCACATAATTTGCACGTTTATTGCACGAAACAATGTGCGATAATGGTAGCATGAAGTTATCAGCGAAAGCAAACAAAATGTAATTCGTTCGGTTGGATATACTTCTAACGTTGCTGGACGATAAAACCAGCGTGGCAAGTGATTGGCGGATATTAGGCATAATATCTTTGCGAGGTTCGACTCCTCGTCTTGCTATTTTATTACAGGTTGTCCAATGGGCAGCCTTTTATTGTTGGAGGAATTATATGAGCCCATATAAAGATAAGCGGTGGAGGAGTAAAAGAGATACTGCTTTAAGACGTGATAAATATGAGTGTCGAAATTGTAAAAGGTTTGGCATCACAACGACTGCCACTGTCGTCCATCACGTTTGGTTCTTGAGAGATTATCCTAAGTGGTGGTTATGTTTGTGGAACTTAATTAGTTTATGTGAGAAGTGTCATAATAAAATGCATAACAGAGATAGTGATATTCCTACTGAGCTTGGAGAATATTGGCAAGATAAAATCAAGCCCCCCACCTCTGCTACAAAAAAATATTTTTAAAAAGAACCGAGTGAGTTTAGCTTTTTCCAAGTGTGAGGAAATTTGAAAATATTTTTTTACAATTTTTGATAGAAAGGAGTGATATTTTTAGTTGAAAAAAATCCCAACAGAAGAAACAATTTATAAAGATACGATTGCACAAATGAAACAGTTAAAAACCTATAACTATGCCTTTAATCGGCTAGTACGAATTTATGCAGGAATGGTCCGACAATATTATGAAGCTCTGAAAGTTTGGGAAGAAGAAGGTTCTCCAATTTCAACGCTAAGTGCGTCGAACTCAACTAAAAAACATCCTGCTTTAGATCAAATCGAAAAATTAAGAAAAGATATCTTATCTTATTCAAATCAACTCATGCTGAACCCGAAAAGTCAAAGAGATTCTGAAACTAAACCAGAAGAAAAAACTTCACCGTTTGCTCTATTTATGAGTCAGAGTGGCGGTGGTGGAAGTGGATAATTTTGAAACTGCTATCCAATGGTCAAAGGATGTTATTTCAGGTAATACTCTTGCGAATATTGAACAGAAACAAGCGGCTCAACGATTTTTAGATGACCTTGAATCTGATAAGTGGGATTTTAAACATCATCAGTTTGATTTCGTGATTGGCTTAATTGAAGGAACGATTGTACACGTTCAAGGCGAAAACAAGGAAGGGAAATCATTTAAAGATACCCCGATGTATTTGCAACCTTGGCAAAAATTTGTCTGCGTAAACTTATTTGGTTTTTTTGAAAAGGGTACAAATATTAGGCGTTTCAACGAGGCGCTTATTTTTTTACCTCGTAAGCAAGGAAAAACTGCATTTGCTGCTTCATTAACTTGGGCAAAAAATATTGTTGACCGAGCAAGTGGAAGTAAGACTTATATTGTTGCCAATTCTTTAAAGCAAACACAAGAAAGTTTTGGTTTTCTCACCTACAACGTTGAGAAAATACGTAATGACGTCAAAAAAATGCGTATCCGTGATAATAACCAAGAGCATTCTGTCCATGTTGATTTTGGAGATGGCTACTGCGATATTTTTGCTATCGCCAATCAAGACGACAAACTAGACTCTTTGAACGGGAATGCGTTAATTCTTGATGAAATCCACTCATGGAAAAAAGCTGGTGCAAAAAAATACATCTTGATGAAAAACTCTCAGAAAGCTTATCGAAATAAGTTGCTTATGGGGATTTCAACCGCTGGGGATATTGCTAATGGGTTTCTTGCTCAGAGGGTAACCACTTTAAAAAAAGTTTTATCCGGCACGATTAAAGATAAAGCTTATGATTCATACTTTATTTTTCTATGTACTGCTGAACAAGATGAAAAAGGGAATATCATTAATCCAGTTACAAGAGAAATTACCACAATTGATGATCCAGAGGTTTTAGCTTCTGTTACCCCATCACTTGATGTCACAGTGACTTTAGATGATTTAATCACCGAAGCAAGACAAGCATTACTTGAACCTCAACTTAAAGCAGAGTTCCTAAATAAGTCACTTAATATTTTCACCAATTCAATGGATGCTTACTTTGATATTGACGAGTTTAGATTTTCTAATAAGCAACATTCTTGGACAATGGAGGAATTATCAAAACTACCAATCACTTGGTATGGGGGAGCTGACCTTTCTAAAATGCATGACTTGACCGCTTCAGCACTATATGGAAATTATGAGTATAAAGGTAAATCAATTGATATTGTTATTACTCATGCATTCTTTCCAAAATCTAGAGCAATTGAAAAAGCACAAGAAGATGACATTCCTTTATTTGAATGGCAGGAAGAAGGATGGGCGACACTATCCAATACGGAAACTGTTCTTTATGATGATATTGTCAAATGGTTCATGGAAATGCGAGATAAAGGATTCAAAATAAAATCAGTCCATTTTGATAAAAAGTTTGGTCGTGAATTTTTCATGATGATGAAAAAACAAAAATTCAAAATGGTTGATGCACCTCAACAATTCTGGAAAAAATCGGAAGGGTTTCGAAGAATTGAATTTAAGGCTAAAAATAAAGAATTATATTATGTGAATAATATGGCCTATGAGTATTGTGTTGCCAATGTGAAAGCAATTGAAAAAACAGATGATGCGATTCAATTTGAAAAAGTAATGCCTAACCAAAGGATTGACTTATTTGATGCTTCAGTATTTGCAAGTCGTGGAATGCTTGAAGAAAAAGAACAAAAGAGTAAAAAAGATGCCTGGGGTATCGGAAATTAGGAAGGATAAAAATTTGAAGTTTTTTAATAACAAAAGAAGTCCAACAGAAGAATCAAAAGCAAAAGATGAAATACCCAAAGCGCCACAAGTTGTAATGACTTTGCCCAATTTTTTTAAAGAATTAATTTCGGACGGTTACACAAAATTATCTGACAGCCCAGAAGTTAGAATGGCTGTAGATTGTATCGCTGATTTAGTTTCAAATATGACAATTCAACTCATGCAGAATGGCGAAACAGGAGACAAGCGGATAAAAAATGACTTGTCACGAGTGGTAGATATTGAGCCAAATAAATATTTATCGAGAAAAACGTTCATTCAATGGTTAGTACGTTCTATGCTTTTAGAAGGAAATGGAAATGCAGTAGTAAAACCACAAGTAAGCGGCGATAAAATTATTGGATTAACTCCTATTTCTCCTTATAAAGTGACATTTAATGTGAGTGATGATGATTTAGATTATTCAATAACGTTTGATAATAAAGAATATGACCCCAGTACCTTGCTTCATTTTGTTTTAAATCCATCAATTGAACGTCCGTTTATTGGAACGGGATATAAAGTGGCTTTAAAAGATATCGTTGGTAACTTGAAACAAGCAAGCGTCACAAAAAAAGGGTTCATGGCAAGTGAATATATGCCAAATCTTATTGTTTCGGTCGATTCAGATTCTGATGAACTATCTGATGAAGAAGGACGTGAGAACTTTGAAGAAATGTACCTTAAACGTAAAGAAGCTGGAAAACCTTGGATTATTCCAGAAGGTATGGTTAATGTTCAACAAATTAAGCCATTGACTTTGAATGATTTAGCGATTAATGATGCGGTAACTTTGGATAAAAAAACGGTAGCGGGTATTTTTGGAGTTCCTGCCTTTTTATTAGGGGTTGGAACTTATAACAAAGATGAGTTCAATAATTTCATAAATACAAAAATTATGTCAATCGCTCAAGTTATCCAACAGACTTACAATAAATTAATTGTTGAAGAAGATATGTATTTCTCACTCAATCCGCGAAGCCTTTATAATTACTCACTGACAGAAATGGTAAGTGCTGGTGCGCAGATGACACAACTTAATGCACTAAGAAGGAATGAATTTAGAAATTGGGTGGGAATGCCTCCTGATGCTGAAATGGATGATTTACTTGTTTTGGAAAATTATTTACAGCAGAAGGATTTAGTGAACCAGAAAAAACTCATTCAAGATGAAACTTAGAAAGGAGGTGAAAAATGGAAAAAAGAAAAAATTACCAAGTCAGAAACTTTAGAAGCCTTGATTTAAACGCAAATGATGAAGCCGCTGAAAAAATAATCAGTGGTTATTTTATTGTCTTTAATTCAGAAACAGAACTTTACGAAGGCTGCTTTGAAGAAATCTCCCCAGAAAGTTTTGACAATGTTGATTTATCGGATGTTCGGGCCTTAATTGACCATGAGACTTCAAAAGTTCTAGGGCGGACGAAGTCTGGAACATTGACACTTTCTGTTGATGCGAAAGGTGTTTATGGAGAAATAAAAGTCAATGAGAACGATACTGAAGCAATGAATTTATATTCTCGTGTTCAGCGTGGGGATGTTGACCAGTGTTCATTCGGTTTCAATATTCTTGATGAAGCAATGGAAACTCGTGATGATGGTTCTTACAAGTTCACGATTAAAGCAATTGAATTATTTGAAGTTTCAGTTGTGACATTCCCAGCATATGCTGACACAGCAGTAGAAGCACGTAGCAAACAAATAGAAAATATGGAAAAACGAGAACTTCTCGCTAAAAAATCCAAATTGGAGGAAAAATTAAATGGCCTTAAAACAACTTATTTTGAATAAACAAATCAAAGAACGTTCAAGTGAAATTGATAAATTACTTTCTCAACGTTCTGACCTAGAAAAACAAGAAAATGACTTGGAACGAGCGTTGGAAGAAGCCAAGACAGATGAAGAAATTTCAACTGTCAGTGATTCAGCCGATGACTTAGAAAAACAAGTCAAAGATTTAGATGAAAAAATTGCAGAATTGCAAAAAGAAAAACAAGACCTTGAAGATGAATTAGCTAAAGCTGCTGATCCTACTGACCAAAAACCTAAAGATGGAGAAAAACGAAAAATGAAAAAATTTAAAGTGACTGAAGAAGAATTAGCTGAAAAACGCTCAGCAATCAATGCATTTGTTAAATCTAAAGGCGCTGAAAAACGTGATGGTTTTACTTCTGTTGAAGGCGGGGCTTTGATTCCGCAAGAACTCTTGCAACCACAACTTGAACCAAAAGATATTGTTGACCTTTCAAAATATGTTCGTTCAGTGCCTGTTAATTCAGCAAGTGGTAAATTCCCAGTGATTTCTAAATCAGGTTCTAAAATGGCAACTGTTCAACAACTAGAAAAAAATCCACAACTTGCAAACCCAAAAATGGTTGAAATTGATTACTCTGTTGCCACTCGTCGTGGATATATTCCAATTTCGCAAGAAATGATTGATGATGCAAGCTACGACGTAACAGGATTGATTGCAGACGAAATTCAAGACCAATCGTTGAACACTAAAAATGCTGATATTGCAGCAGTTCTTAAGACAGCGACTGCTAAATCAGTAGTTGGTGTAGACGGCTTGAAAGACTTGATTAATAAAGAAATCAAGAAAGTATATGATGTAAAATTATTTATCTCAGCTTCAATGTATTCAGAATTAGATAAACTCAAAGATAAAAACGGTCGCTACCTTCTACAAGATTCAATCACAGCAGCAAGTGGTAAACAATTGCTTGGAAAAGAAGTTGTTGTACTCGATGATGATGTGATTGGTAAATCTGTTGGAAATGTTGTTGGATTTATTGGAGATGCCAAGGCATTCGCTTCATTCTTTGACCGTAAGCAAGTTTCAGTTTCATGGGTAGATAACAATATCTATGGTCAATTACTAGCTGGCATCATTCGTTATGATGTCAAAGCAACCGATAAAAAAGCTGGTTTCTATGTAACGTTTACCATTGGTTAAAATGATAAAACTACAACAACTACAACTAGACACGATTAAAAATAGGATAGGATAATGAAATTTTTATTTGCACAACCAGCTAAAAAAAGATTTGCTTGGGAATTGCATACTGTGATTAATAGTTTGTCTAAATTGGGGGTGGATAAAAAAGACATTATCCTTTTGTTTGCTAAAGAAGATGATTCTGTATTAATGGAATTTAATGATTGTAAAGTCTATTCATATGAAGATGATAGATTTGATAAGTCTTATATCCCAAGTATTAAACCTTATTTATTTTATAGATATTTAAGTGAAGATTCTGAAAGAGAGAATGAAACCTATATTTATCTTGATTCTGATACTGTTATTCTCGATTTAGAAGCGTTTAAAGTTCCAGTTACAAAAAGTAGATGGTATTGCTCAGACACTATTGGTTACATTGGACTAGATTATATTAAATCTGTCACTAATTCATCTCGAACGCTTGAAGTAATGACAGATGCGATAAAAGTGCCAATCGAATGGTTAGAATCTATTCAAAATAACTCAGGAGGTGCCCAATGGGTAATTAAAAATCCTAGAGCTGGATATTGGCATGATGTTTATGTTAATTCTATTATTCTTTATAGAGCAATTTCTCCACTTGATACGTCACTTCAAAAATGGACGGCCGAAATGTGGGCCCAACTTTGGACAATGTATCATTATGGAATCACACCAAAAGTAAGCAAGAAATTAGATTTTGCTTGGTCAACTGATGATGAACTAGGAAACAAAAAGATTATTCATAATGCTGGGGTAACTGAGGGTATGGACTTGTTTTTCAAAGGAATATATCTTGATACTCCGCCACTTGAAGCTTTAAATCAAGAATCCGGTAAGGTATCTGATCGCTATGTTCAAATCGTGAAGGAGGCAAATTATGGATGAAGATAGTATTTTGAACCTTGTTAAAGCCGTTTTGGGATATCGTTCTGCAGTTAGAGATGAGCTTCTAAAAGTGATTATAAAATCAGTTATTACAGAACTCAAAGATAATAAAGGAATTGTACTAGAGCCAAAAAGCGATGAACAAGTCATGTTTATTGTAGATTTAGCAGCTTTTAGATATAAACACCAAGGCGGTGAAACAATGCCTCGTAATCTTGAATATCGTTTACGGAATTTAATCATTAAATATCGAGGTAAAAATGATGTGGGATGAAGAGATAACTTTGTTGACTCCTGATGGATATGATGAGGATAGTTTAGGGCAACAAATCCCTAAAACTAAAAAAAATATCGTTCTTGGTTATGAAAAACCAATGAATCGAGCTGAATTTTACCAAGCTGGTCAATCAGGAATAGAGGTCACGCATACTCTAGTTATTCACCCTTTTGAATATAATAATGAGCAAACATTGTTATATCAGGGTTTACTATTAACAGTGGTTCGACATTATAAGACAAGTAATGAAGAACTCGAATTAGTTTGCCGTTTGAAAGTCGGTGATTCTAATGGCCAATAAAATTTCAATAGATGATTTAGCTAAAACCATTGAAAGTGAAGTTCGTAATTGGACTAAGGATGTTGTAGATGATATTGATGATATCAAAAAGGACATAACTAAAAATGGTGTCAAACAACTTAGGGAAAGCAGTCCCAAGAGAACAGGAGATTATGCAAAAAATTGGACTTCTCAAAAATTAAAAAATGGAGACCAAGTAATTTACCAAAAGGCTCCGACCTATCGTTTGACTCATTTACTTGAAAACGGTCATGCAAAAAGAAATGGTGGTCGAGTATCCCCGAAAGTCCATATTGCACCAGTTGAAGAAGAACTTGTGTCTAATTATATCAGCAGGGTAGAAAAGAGGTTGAGTCAATGACGTTAGAAGAATTAAAAGTAATTCTCGACCAAACAGGTCTTAAAGTTGGCTACAGGTTATGGGCAGTTGGGCAAGCCCCACCTTTACCCTACATTCTTTACTATGTTGATGAAGAAATTGGATTTAAAGCCGATAACCAAATTTATGCCAAAAATAAGGATATAACGATTGAGTTATATTCAAACTTAAAGAATGAGCGAGAAGAGCAAAAGCTTGAGAAACTATTGGACGACAATAAAATCGTTTATGAGATATACGAAAGCTACCTTGATAGTGAAAAAATGTATCTTCGAGCTTATGAAATTAATATTTAATCAATGGAGGATTAAAAATGGGACAACAAGAAAAAAATAAAGTTGAATTTGGCCTTGAAAATGTCTATTTTGCAAGAGCAACAACAGATTTACTAAGTGGAGCAACCACTTATGAAAAACCGATTAGATGGCCAGGAGCGGTTGAGCTTTCTTTAGAAGCTAGTGGTGATTTGATTAAATTTAAAGCTGATAATATTGATTACTATATCAGCGGTAATAACCAAGGATATGATGGTAAACTCACTACAGCCCTTGTTCCTGAAGAATTTGCGACCAAAATTTTAGGAGAAGTTGTTGAAGGTGGAGTTCAAACAGAGTATTCTAATGTAGAAACTTCTCCTTTTGCTTTAATGTTCCAATTTGAAGGGGATAAAAAAGCAACTCGACATGTTTTGTATAATTGTTCAGCAAGTCGTCCTAGTGTCGGTTCGTCAACAATTGATAAAGGTGATCCAAATACAACGGAGCTTTCATTTTCAGCAAGCCCTCGTCCGTCTGATAAAGCAGTTAAAACAAAAACTCGTCCAGATACAGAGCCTACAGTTTATGATGCATGGTTCAATTCCGTTTATGATAAAAATTCAAAAACGACTACCACTACAACAACTACAACTAGACACGATTAGGGAGACAAAATGGAAAAAACAATTGAAATTGGAGAGATTAAGATTCGTTTGGCTTCAAATGCAGCTACTCCATTGCGTTATAAAATGCAGTTTCATACCGATTATTTTGCGGACTTGATGAAACTTGCAAAAGCTTTGGAAACAGGAACAGAGGAAGAATTTAATTTTGATAATGTTTCTTGGGAACAGTTGTCAATGTTAAATTTGACGTTACTTTATAACTTTGTTTGGATCTATGCCAAAACTGCGGACCATTCAATTCCAGACCCTTTGGATTGGTTGGATAGTTTGGAAAGTTTGCCAATTGAAGACTTTACCAGTGAATTACAAGATTTGATTGCACATTCCATCAAATCTAAAAAAAAGTAGATTCAGGAGCGACAGCCAGTGATGAAGTGTTCACTGTCGAGTCGTTCCTTTTGCTTTGTAAGCAAGTTGGTTTATCAAGTGAAGATATGCAAGTAATGGATATTGGGGATTGTTTAGACTTTATTCAAGAGTGGGTTGATTTCAATAACCCTGATAAAGAGAATAAACGTAAGGCAACACAAGATGATTTCGACTCGTTCTAGAAAGGAGTAAAAAATGGCTAAAAAAATAAGCGGGATTACTATTGCAATAGGGGCTGATACAACTGGTGTTACTAATGGCTTGAAAGATATTGGCAAACAATCTAATTCGGTCAATAGCGAGCTTCGAGATGTAGAACGTCTTTTAAAATTGAATCCGAACAATGTTGAATTAGTCGCTCAAAAGCAACAATTACTTTCTAAACAAGTTGAATTAACTACAAAAAAACTTGATGGGCTCAAAGGCGCACAAGCAGATGTAGACCGTCAATTTAAGAGCGGTGATATTGGGGAAGAACAATATCGTGCCTTTCAACGTGAAGTAGTCGCAACCGAAGGGCGTTTAGACCACTATAAGCAATCATTGAAAGATGTAGAGTCAAGTAGTGGAGAAGCTGGAAATGCAACAAAAGGGCTTGGAGGTAAGTTTGATGAATTGGGTCAATCGGTTGAAGATGTAGGAGAAGCTGTCAAAGGTGGGGTTCTTATGGAAGCTGCCGACCATTTGTCTGTTGTAGGCGACAAACTTAAAGAGTTTTCAGGAAGTGCACAAGAAGCATTCTCAGATGTCGATGAGGGGATGGATAAAATTACAACCACCACCGGAAAGGCTTCTGATGAATTTAAAACTCAGTTTGATAATATCATTTCTTCAATGGCAGTTGATAGCTTCGAAGATGTTGGTTCTGCTTTAGGTACACTGAGCGCTCAATTTGATATGTCTGGTGACACTCTAGAAAAAAATTCAAAACTTGCTTTACAATATGCAAATATTAATGATACTGATGTAAAAACTTCTATTGAATCAGCTAAAAGTGCCATTGAAGCTTATGGATTATCAAATAAAGACTTTAGCACAGTATTAGATAGCGTAACGGCAACCAGCCAACGAACAGGTGTTGCTGTAGACTCTTTGTTTGATTCTGCTGTAAAAGGTGCGCCGCAAATTAAAGATTTGGGACTGAATTTTTCTCAAGGAACAGAATTATTAGGACAATTTAGTAAGGCCGGTGTTGATGGCGATGCAGCTTTATCTAGCTTATCAAAAGCTAGCATCATATATGCAAAAGGTAATAAGTCGCTATCGGAAGGTTTGGGCGAAACGATTGAAAAAATCAAGAATGCCAAAACTAAACAGGAAGCTCTTACAGAAGCTGCTACTGTCTTTGGAACAAAGGGAGCCTCTCGAATGGTTGATGCTATTCAAAGGGGAGCTTTCAACTTATCAGAGCTAGGAGACGTTGCTAAGAAGAGTAATGGAACTATCTCTGATACGTTTAATAAAACAGTTGATGATATTGATGAACAACAAATAGCATCACAACAAGCTAAAGTTGCTATGTCAGAGTTTGGAGCTGCAATCGCTACAGGGTTAAAGCCACTATTAGATTTACTTGTTCCTTTACTAAAATTTTTAGGGCAAGCATTTGGTAGTTTGCCTGGACCTATTAAAACAATTTTAGTGGTGATAGGTGGATTGATTATTGCGTTCACAGCCTTGATGCCTATTATTGCTTCTATGGCGGTTGGATTGCCTGCGTTAGGGGCAGTTTTAGGTATCACAGGAGCAGAAGCGGGAGGAGCAGCTATTGGATTTGGTGCATTATCTACCTCGCTACTACCAATAATTGCTATCGTAGCCGCGGTAATTGCAATAATTGCTTTAGTTGTAATAGCTGTAAAAAACTGGGGAGCAATCACCGACTGGTTTAGCGATAAATGGGACGGGCTGAAAAAATGGTGGAGTGATTTTTGGGGACAATTTAGTAGCCCAGTCGATGGTGCTTTCAAGTGGCTTGAACAATCTATAAAAACAATTTCGGCTTTCATGTTTGGTTCATTCGATGATAAAGTTAATGCTATTAAGAATTTATTTAAGTTTCTAAAACTCAAGTTCCCTAAAATAGAAATCCCACATATCCCTATGCCTCACTTTTCGTTTTCAGGAACATTCAACCCTTTGAAAGGAAAACTTCCTAAGATAGGAGTAGATTGGTTCGCTAAAGGTGGGATTTTAACTAAACCAACTGTGTTTGGCCAAAACGGTAATTCACTGATGGTAGGTGGAGAAGCTGGGAAAGAAGCAGTCGCACCATTGAGTGATTTGATGGGATATGTTGAGAAAGCGGTCGCCAATCAGATAGGGAGTGCAGGAGGAGATGAGATTCACCTTCACTTGACGACTTATGGAGCAATGCCTAAAGAAACAATGGACCAAATGGCAGAATATATGATGTATAAATTGGGAGACTTAAATAAGCAGAAAGGACTTGGATAGATGCTAGATGGTTGGTTTAAAATTGGTAATCATTGGAGCGAAGAATTTCAGATGTTTTTAACTAAGCCTCCAGAAAAAAAGAAAGCTCAACGAATGATAACGCTTGATGAGGTAAGCGGAGTAAATAAACTCGTGATTACTGATAAGGGTTATTATACTAATGTTGAGCATACTATTGAATGTTTCTATGTTTCACCAGATATGCATTCAATCCAGTTTGTCGAAGATTTAATTACAAGTGCATTAGATACTAGAGGAGAATATGTTGATTTTATCCCATATTACGACCCTAGGTATATCTATAAAGTGGTAGTTATCAATAATCCTACTTTTTCAGGGAACATCTCAGCTATGAGAGGTGTTCCTTTTACTTTTGATGTCAGCTTTGCACCTTTCAAGTATCGAGTTGGGGGAGAAAGAGCAATTGAGTTCAATAAACCTCAGCAACTTTATAATCCAGAACGATATGAAAGTTATCCGTTAATCAAAATTTATGGTCAAGGTAATACCTCTATTTTTATTAATAATCGTGAGACGAAGTTAAAAAACATTGAAAACACGATTATTATTGATTCCAACGAGGATGTAATGGAGGTTTATAAAGAAAACAATGGTGAGTTGATTAATTTACACGATAATTTTGTAGGAAGTCAAAATTTTCCCTACTTAGATTCTGGAATGAATCAAATTTCATGGAATGGAAATGTTTCAAAAATAGAAATAGAACCGAGGTGGCAAACAAAGATATGAAACCAATTTTATATGAGCCTAAGGCTACCGATTTTGGAAATAATGGCGGAATTGCTACACTTGCAGATTGCCGTTCTTTAAAAGTTACTGAAGAAGCTAACGGCTCTTATATTGCTGAATTAACTTTTCCAATCACCACAAAATATAGTGAATATTTAGAGGATGTGAATTATCAAATCAAATGTAAGCCAAATGATTTGGATAAGTATCATGTTTTTTATATTTATACGCACTATAAAGATATGGCCACTGGTCTTTTATACGTTACTGCTAAATCTCGGACGATGAAATTAGGAAATCGGACAGTTAAAAATGTTGTGATTGATAATCAAACTGGAATTGAAGCGATGGCTCTTTTGCATGATGGAATGGATTTAGAAAGTGATATCGAAATGTTTTCTGATATCACAGCTATTTCATCTACCCATTTTGAAGTTTCTAATCCACTTGAGTGTATTAAAGGGATAGATGGCTCATTAAATCAGCGTTATGGCGGTGAAATTAAACACGAACCTAATCGGATTTCTTTACTAAAAAGACGGGGTAAAGATAATGTTACAACAATACGCTATCGAAAAAACCTCGAGGGATTCAAACTTGAGCTAAATTGGGATGGATTAGTTACTCGTATATTTCCTTACGCTGATGTTCAAAATACTGATGGAAAGACTGAGCGAATCTATGGTAATAAAGTGGATTCACAATATATTGGAAATTATGATGGCGAAGTTTATGCTCGACATATTCAATTTACGGAAGACCAAGGGGCAACGGATACTGCCACATTAAATAAAGTTGCCAGTAAATATTTTACTTCAATGAATGCAGGAGTTGACAAACCCAAAGTCAGTGCTGAAGTTAACATTAGAAAATTAGATAACCAAGCCAAGTTCAAGAACTTTAGACAGCTTGGCATTTTTGATTCTTTTACTGTTTTTCATGAGCGATATAATATTAATCTTGAAATGACCGTAAATAAAGTGGTTTATGATGGATTACTTGAACAGATAGAATCTATTGAAGCAGGTGACCCTAAATTTACATTTTTTGAAGAACACCAAAATCAGTTTACTGAGGTTATGAAAAAAGTACCCACAAAACAATATAGTAGTGTATTTACTGATTATGTTACGAAAATTATCAGTGGTAATGATGGCGGAAATGTTATTTGGCATCCAAAGGAACGTCCAACTGATTTGTTTTTTGTTAATGGAACGACTTTGGAAGACTCAAAACAGGTCTTACGAATTAATAAGAGTGGTATTGGTTTTAGCTCTAATGGTTGGAAGGGACCTTTTAATACTGCATGGACTTTAGATGGAACATTTGTTGCTGACTTTATCAAGTCGGGAACTCTAAATGCAGACTTGATAAAAGCTGGTGTTTTATCTGGTATTAAAATACGCTCAGTTCATCATGACTTCATTATTGAACTTGACCAAGGGAAAATTCGTTTTATTAAAAGAAATGGGTCGTCCGAAAATGAGATGTTTGCTTTTGCGCCAACTTATACAGGCGGACAACTCCAAGGGATTAATGCAATTCAAAATCATGGTTATTCTTTCGCCTTGTCATCAAAGGGAAACAACGGAGCGCTTTTAAATGTTTTAGAAATTCCAAAAGACAGTACGGCTGAAAATCGAAAATTAAATCTTTACGGAGAAGTAAAAGTTGATGGTAACTTTTATGTTAATGGAGTAAAAATCGATACCAACGGTGGAGGAAACTCTGGCGGCGGCGGTGGTTGGAATGGTCAATACCCACCAGAAGTCATAAGTGACCGTGATAAACGCTACTGGCAAATCTGGGCAATGGCAATTGGGGCTGGTTTCTCTAAACAAGCGGCGGCCGCATTACTCGGAAATGCACAGGGTGAATCTGATGCCAATCCAACGGCTGATGAGGGCGGCGGACGTCCTGGATTCGGTTATGGGGTTTGGCAATGGACGGATAGTTCAGGCGCTAGCTCTGGACGTGTTTATATGATTAACCTCATGACACGAGCAGGAGTGACTGACAATCCTGACACAATCACAGCCCAATTCAAACTCTTGATGTGGCATGCACAAAACGGCCAATGGATTGCGAAAAGTTCTTATCCTTATTCTTGGACTCAATTCATGACATTGACCAATATCAATACTGCAACGCAAGCTTTTGTAGCTAACTTTGAACGTCCTTTAAACGGACACCCTGAACGTAGCACTTGGGCACAAGAGTGGTATAACAAATTTGTTAATCTTAAAATCCCAAGCGGTGGCGGAGGTTATATTGCTCCAATTTCAAGTCCTATTACCGTAACAAGTGAAATGGGTTGGAGAACGAGTCCAATCACCGGAGCGCAAGAATTTCACAATGCTATGGACTTGGTTAATGGCAATCCAACAACTCCAATCTTAGCTTCTGGCGATGGTCAAGTGGTCCAAGCGGGAAGTAATTATTATGACTGGTATGGAAATTACACGGTCATCAAGCATGCGGATGGACTTTATACAGGGTACGCACATCAAAGCAGAATCGATGTTTCTGTGGGTCAAAATGTTAAAAAGGGCCAACAAATTGGACTTATGGGAGCGACTGGTCCGGTCACTGGACCACATTTGCACTTCCAATTTATGGACCAATATTGGCCATCATCAAGTGCTCACTTTAAAAATCCAAGAGATTATATCAAATTTTAGAAAGGGTCTATTATGACAGAACATTTTATAACACTGTCCACCACAGAGCCTAATAACAATGTCGGTATTGTTAAATTGAGACATGCGGACGTTAATAGTCAAGCCATTGTTGCTCAAATCGTAGAGAACGGTCAGCCCAAGAACTTTGAGGGCTTACAGCCGTTCTTTTGTTTAATGGCACAGGAAATCACAGGGCAAGGGGTATCAGAAGAAAGTGTTGTCTCCTTTGATGCTAAAAATGGAACATTAAAATATATTGCTAGTGACAATGCGCTTCAAATGGTTGGACGTAACGAAGCTTATTTTAGCTTTAGAAAACAAGAAGATGGGAAGTGGATTGAGCAATTCTCCACTCGGACTTTTAACTATATTGTTGAGAAATCCATTTATTCGCAACCCTTCAAAGACTCAAACTATTGGTGGACTTTCAAAGAGCTTTATCGAATTTTTAATAAGTATATTGAAGATGGTAAAAATAGCTGGGAAGAGTTTGTTAATCAAAACAAAGAAATTCTAGAGTCAGTTGATCCGGGAGGAAAAATACTATCGGAATTATTAGCAGCTCGTAATGGAAAGCCTAATTTAAAGACTAGAATCGACGATTTAGAGAACAAAACTACCGCACAGTTGGCAGAAAAAGTTGATATTTCAGCTACAAATAAATTCAAGGGTTATTTTGGTACAAATTTTGATATGCAGATGTCAAAGGACTGGGATCAAACCTATCCCATTTCTAAATTTGTAACTGAAATACAGCAACTTAAACCTTATCAACTAGATGGTGTTTTTATTACTGTTGAGATTCAACCCCTGAGGGAGCAACGATTAGCTTTTGAAGCTAATACACTCACTACAAATGATTTGCAATTTACAACATTGCCGGACTTAACATCGTTAGCTCAACTCGTCAATTTGTGTGAAACTGAATCAATACCAATCATGGGATTGAAAATACACAATAATTGGTCAAACACACAATGGGCAAAATTTGACAAAACAATATGGTTTTCAAAATATCGTGCCACAATAGATCAAATTATAGCGATCGCGCCAACTGAAAAAATTGGGGTACTGAATGAGTCAGACACAATCTGGAGAGATAGCGCGTCAGAAGCAAATATAATAGACTTGATGAACTATTTAAAAGGGACTGGAAAAAAAGTAACACTAGAAGGGTCTTGGAGTCCTTTAACCTTGTCTAAACCTTTACAAAATGCTATGGATTACTTTGCTATCCACGCCTATCCTTCGCTATCGAGTAAAAGAGAACGCACTACTTTTAGCGATTGTTTGATGGGTTGGTCTGTCTCAAACATGATAGATAATTTGCGAAAAATTAAGTTCACCTACCCAGACAAAGAGATATGGATTACTGAAACAGGTGTGCAGAATTTGTGGGAAGCCTTGAGAGCCCCTGAGGATTACTATACGCCTGAAGATAATACACCTAGTGCTGATAATCTAGTGCAGACACTATATTTCGACAGCATGTTTCAATACTTTGGAAGTGATGAATTAGTTAGTGGTGTATTCATGTGGTACTTCGATTCAAATTATTCATTGCTATTTGAAAAAATGTTGAGAAAATATAGGGAGGGTACATTCCATGCTTAATAATTATGTGAAAATAAACGGAGATATAGATTGGGTTAACATAGATTATGCAACTCACGCAGCGGCTTTATTTCGAGTCAGATTGGATGAAAAAAAGGCTTTTTATACGTTTTTGGGTAGTAAGGGCGTTGTTGTTGTTAGGTTGCTTCGTACATCCAGTTACGAAAATTACTACAATGATATTATGATTCGCTTTTCTAGTTTAGACCCGACGACAAAGACACCGAACATTAGTGTGTATGACTTAAATAAAGATAAAATGTTTGGATATACCTATGCGATTAAAGTTATGTCTGATGGGTATGCTTATTTCTACGTAAAAGGGTCGAATAAATATGACAGCTTCAAATATCAATTAGTGTACGCAAGCAATCCATCATACATCGAGGCTCTAGGAACCTCTGCAGACGTCATCACAGTAGCTGACTTTGATAGCTCAACAAATGCTGTCGCATACTATAAACCGTCTTCTCAAACATTTAATGTCCCTACTATAACGATGGGATACGGACAAAACTCTACAGATATAAAAACACAACCGCTAACTGCAATAAACCATGGAAACTATATTCAACTGGTTGGTTACATCCTAGTGTGGTCAGGACTAACAAACCAAACGGTATTCACGGTAAATTCTAGTAAGCCAAACAGAGCGCACACGTTTTTTGTTGATGTTATGGGTTCTGCTGATATTAGTAATACAGCTGGCACGCTACGTGTTCCAATGACTATTGAGAAGGACGGAACAGCTAGTATAAATCTCGGAACAACCATTTCCACAACTCGTTTAATTTATATAGACACAACTTATAGATTCCTCTAATTGAATCATAAGCACAAGTTTCTGAAAAATCATTTAGTTTAGGAGAAGAGGAAAATATATGAGAATACGAGATAGAGTATTGTCATACTGGTTTTGGAATGTATCTTCATTATCTACAGTAGCTGTTAGCACTGTCATATTTACTGAGTTCAATGATCCATTAGTTCGTCTGGATCCTTGGGCTTCTGTTATGACATCAGTACCATTTTATATACTTGCAGTATCAACTGGGGTGTTTACATCGTGTATATTCACTTTCACATTACCTGGAAGTCATCAAAAGGCAAAACAAGTAGCAGTAATGATGCTTTCGGCTCTGTGGTCACTAATAGCATTTTCATTAGTAACTTCAGACTTGCCATCCATAACTGTTAGAATGGTTATTAGCATTTTGATGTGGATAGATATACTCTTCCATGCATGGGTTGAACCAATTAGACGTGGAGGGTCTTATGACAATAGATGATAACACAAAAGCTGTTATCCAAATACTTATAGGTACAGCAGGTGGATGGCTTGCTTCCTGGCTAACATATAGGGGTAAACGTGGTGATAATGGGGAAATCATTCGATTAGAAAATGGAAATGTTGAATTTTCAGAAGATACAAGAGAGGAAGGAATCAAAGAACAAGAAGAATTATTTGATGAGGAAATTTCCATTAATCTTGATGAAATTAAAAAGAAGGTTAAGTTTTTAGTTACAAACCTAGACCAGCTTGACACTAAATTATCAGGGTATGATGCAGAAATCTATGACATGCTCATGGATAAATTAGAGGAGGAAATATAAAATGGCTTTGACAATTACGCAATTAATTTCAGTTACAGGAGTTTCAACAATTAATGGAGAGCAAGTGGCATACTTTAGCGCTCAAATCCCTCAAGGCACCGGAAATTCTACGTTTAACCGAGACATTACCAATCAAGAATTGTATGACGCAAATAAAACAGCAGTTCGGGCTGATGAATCAGAGTTTCAATCAAAAGTTTATGCGGTTGAAGATGGGTTGCCACAGTGATTATAAAAAATAGAAAGTAGGGGTTATGGAGGAGCAAGCATGGCGAGAAGTGCTCGAACGATTAGCTCGAATTGAAACAAAGTTGGATAACTATGAAATAGTCCGGGATAAAGCAGAACGAGCACTTTTAATAGCCCAATCAAACGCAAAACTTATAGAAAAAATGGAAGCCAATAATAAGTGGGCTTGGGGCTTTATGCTTACTCTTGCCGTAACTGTTATTGGATATATAATTACTAAAATAATTTAAAGGAGAAAGAACATGAAAGCAATCGACAAAGGAACACTTACAAGAACAATCTTACTCTGGTTGGCAATTTTAAATCAAATTTTAACAGTGTTAAACATGAACCCATTGCCTCTTGACGATAATACTATCAGCACAGTTATTACGACAGTTTTTGCGCTTTGGGCATGGTGGAAGAACAACGACTTCACTCATGCAGCCAAAAAAGGAACTGAACTTACTAAAAGTTTAAAAAATGGAGATAGTGTTCAAGTAGTTAAGGCATCTGATTCTGACCATGAATTCACAAAAGGAGGCGAATAATGCCAAGTATTGAAAATATGATAGCTTGGATGCAAGCACGAAAGGGTAAGGTAACTTACTCAATGACTTCACGAATGGGCCCCAATAGTTATGATTGCAGCTCGTCAATATTCTTTGCCATGATTGCCGGTGGATTTCTGTCAGCTGGCTCAATGGGTAATACTGAAACCTTGTTTGGAATGTCAGGAACAAAACTGAAAGAAATTAGTCGTGGAGAGGTGCAACGTGGTGATGTTTTCATCTCAGGCACTCCAGGAGGTTCGGCTGGCTCAGATGGACACACAGGTATTTTCCTAAGCAATGGCTCATTCATTCACTGTTCTTACACTCACAATGGAATTGCGGTTGATACGAACGATGCTTATATGAGTACTCGCTTGCCACATCACTTTTATCGAATTGTTGGTTCAGGTTCTGGAAATACTGACAATAAACCTCAAATGGTTACATTAAATGTTGATGGCCAGTTTGGTAATGCGACAGCTAAAAGATTGCAAGAATACTTTGATACAGCTGGTAAAGATGGAGTAATCAGTCACCAGTACAAACAAACCTTTAATCAAAATATCTATGCTGCGCAGTTTGATTCATCACTGACTGGTTCAAACGTGGTTAAAGCATTGCAAAGATTCTTAGGAATCGGACAAGATGGCTTGTTTGGCCAAGGTACAATTAAAGCACTACAAAAACATCTTGGAACCACGCAAGACGGAACTATTAGTCCAGTTTCTGATTCTGTTAGAGAATTACAACGTCGATTAAATGCGAATAAATTATAAAAATTAACCCTGACTTCGGTCAGGGCTTTTTTGTTAACAAATGTTACTGTTTTTCTTAAAATAAATTAGTATAATATCCTTATCGTAAATGCTATTCCAAATACAAGTACAAATAACTAAGTATTTCGGGAGAGATAAAGCGCCCTTTTCCAAAGCGAGGGTGTTTTTTTCTTGACAACGGAAATGGAAAGTTATATAATTTTTATATCCCAAAAAATACTTTTTTAATAAATTCATTCCTTAGCGTCCCTCTCCTAACTGGGGCGCTTTTTTTGTGCTATAATATAGTCGGGATATTTGTGAGATTTCATCACATTTCTAAAGTTAAGCTGCTCTTCGGAGCGGCTTTTTTTGTTTGTTGTAAATTTACAACAATACTATCAAAAACATAATGATATGTTGTAATTTTGTTGTACGAGTTTTTTATTTCTATATTTTTTAGTTGTTTTAAAAATAGGAAAAACGGCTATATTAAGCCGTTTTTATTTTATATTTATTCTATTATTGTTTATTATCGTTCATGAAAAA